GGTCGAGTTCACGGCGGCCAACGCGGGGAAGTTGGCGCAATACATTGAGAGTCTGAAGGCACGGGTCAGTGGCAACAACCGTGGCCCAATGAGGGTGTTCTTTTGAACATTACGATAGTTGACAGTTCGGGTAAACCATTCGATCAGAATGCAATTTCTGGTGGGTATCAAGGTGCCGACAAACTCAGCCGGGAACTGGCAATGTGGCAACCGGCACTTCGGTCGGCTGATTCAGAACTGCTGCACCAGAAAGACACCCTTGATGCCCGTTCACTCGATCTGCAACGGAACGATGGATACATCCACGGTGCGATCCAGAACCACAAGGATTCGATTGTCGGTGGCTTCTACCGGCTGAACTCGAAACCGAATTTCAAGTATCTCGGTCTGGATGAAGTATGGGCTGATGAGTTTCAAGAGTTTATCGAGGATCGGTTCTCGCTTGCTGCTGAATCCACTGGTTGCTGGTTTGATGCCTCTGGTCGGATGACCTTCAGTGAAATGATTCGCTTGGCAATTGGTGTGTCAATGTTCGCTGGTGAAACCCTGGCTGTGGCTGAGTGGATCAAGGATATTCTTCGACCGTTCCGAACGACCATTCAGATGATCGACCCCATTCGTTTGTCCAACCCCAACGGTGCGATCAACGATCAGGAGTGGCGCAAGGGTATCAGGTTCGATACTCGTGGTAGACCCATTGAATACGCCATTCGCCAAGCCATGCCTGGTGAAGCCTGGGCTTTCGGTGAGCAGTATCAGTGGAAGGTCATCAAGGCTCAGAAGTATTGGGGTCGGAAACAGGTACTTCACTATTTCGAGCCATTGCGAATCGACCAGTCTCGCGGTGTGTCTGACCTGACTTCGATCCTCAAGCAATCGAAGATGGTCAACAAGTACCAGGATATCGTGTTGCAGAATGCAGTGCTGAACGCTACGTATGCGGCGGCGCTGGAATCCGACATGCCACCGGCTGATGCGTTTGAAGCCCTCGGTGGTGAGAACAGTCAAGCGGCCTGGGCTGAGAATTATCTGTCTGCGATTGCGGCTTACACCGGGTCGAGCAAGAATCTCTTCATCGATGGTGTGAAAATTCCACACTTGTATCCCGGCACCAAACTGAAACTGCAGAACGCAGGGCAACCCGGTGGGATCGGTACAGGCTTTGAAGAATCCCTCTTGCGTCACCTTGCCGCTGGTCTAGGGTTGTCTTATGAAGAGTTCTCACACGACTTCACGAAGACGAACTACAGCAGTGCGCGGGCGGCTATGGGTGAGACTCACAAGCGCCTCCAGGGCCGCAAGAAGGCCATTGCTGACAAATTCGCTACCGATATCTTTCGCTTGTGGTTCGAGGAACAGTTGAACGCCGGTGAGTTCAACGATGTGCTTCCGAGGAACGCACCGAACTTTTACGAACGCTTGAATGCCGATGCGTATGCTCGGTGTTCATGGATCGGTGCCCCCAGGGGTCAGATTGATGAGTTGAAAGAGACTCAAGCGGCCTTGAGCCGTATTGATGGCGGTCTGAGTACACATGAAAAAGAATGCGCTCGGTTCGGTGAAGACTATCGTGAGGTCTTCCGGCAACGGAAGCGTGAACAACAGATGATTGCTGATATGGGCTTGACTGTGAACTCTGGTGAGCAGGTCAAGGGTACGAAAGATGCTGGTGGGAATGCTTCAGACGAATCCCCCAAACGCGGGACGGTGGACGATGAAGAAGATTGATGTTCGGCACCACTTGGTTGATGCCTTGCTTGCGGTGAACCCCGACAGTCTTCGGGCTTACATGAGTCTGGACAATTTCATTCTCGAAGATGAGAGTATGAATGTAGCCCGGTCTATCTTCGGGTATGTGTTCGGTTCAGAATCCAGGGAAAAGCCGTACCGTATGGTAGGTGACGCAGCAGTGATCCCGATTTCCGGTATGTTATTGCACCGGGTTGGTTTCAGTGGTTGGGGTATCACCGGGTATGAATATATCCGGGGCATGTTCGATGCCGCACTACATGATTCATCGGTGAAAGGGATCATCTTTGATGTGAACTCTGGTGGTGGACAAGTCGATGGGGCTTTCGAGTTGGCTGACCACATTTTCAGTAATCGGTCGGTGAAACCCTCGATTGCTGTTGTTGATTCCCATGCTTACAGTGCGGCCTATCTGCTTGCCAGTGCTGCAGGGTCGGTTACCGTCCCGGCCACCGGTGGAACCGGGTCTATTGGTGTGGTGACGATGCACATCAATGCTGAAAAGGCGGTGAAAGACTACGGTCTGGAAATCACCTTTGTACATGCCGGAAAACATAAAGTTGACGGTAACCCATATGAGAAATTATCATCTGAAGTCAAGAATCGGATTCAGACTCGAATCGATAGCACGTATGACTTGTTTGTAAGTGTTGTTGCAAAACACCGAGGTCTGGATGAGAAAGCGGTTCGTGATACCGAGGCGATGGTCTACGGTGCCAATGAATCAGTCAGTGTCGGGTTGGTGGATAGTGTTTTGTCACCCAAAGAGGCAATTTCAAATTTTGTTGCCAGTTTCAACATCAAGCAGGAGGTCAGAATGACCGGTGTGAAAAATTCTGGTGCTGAACAGGTGGGTGACGCTCAAAACATCACCCAGGCTGATCTGGATCAGGCGAAGAAAGATGGTTACCAGGCCGGAAGCAAAGAACAGTCTGAAAGATTCATGACGGTTCTGAGTTCCGAACAGTTCAAAGGTCGGGAGGCGTTGGCGCTCAAAATGTTGGGTAACGACAAACTTTCGGCTGAAGAAATCAACGATATGTTGTCGAACACTCCGGTGGTTGTATCCGGTAAGTCGAATGCCTTCGCTCAAGCGATGGAAGACACCGGTAACCCTGAAGTCGGCGCTGATGTTCAGGTTGTTGCACCGGAGAACAGTACCAAGCGCATTTTGGGTCACTATCAACTGGCTTCCGGTCGGAAGACCGCTTAATTGAGGGGTTTGTAAATGAGTACGTTGGCATCCGTTGAAACCGGTTCATTCACCCCGGTCGAGCTTTTTGCAGGTGATTCGTTCAAACGCTTCAATGCGTATGAGGTTGCCGCTGATGTTGTATTGGTGGCAAATTCAATTCTGGCTTTCGACAGCAACAACAGACTGGTCGAGTGGGACCCCACTTCGGTTACCACTACGGGTGTTGCGATGTTCGTGAGTTGTGAAGCCATTGATACCACCGGTGCTGCAGCAGTTCACCCGGTCTATACTGGCGCGTTCTTCAACACTGACGCCTTGGCATGGCCCACCGGCACTACCTCAGCACAGAAGAAGATGGCATTCGTGAACTCGAATACCGACATCACCCACCGTTCACTTGGTTATAGCGGCTAATCACCGAAGGAGTTTTTCAAATGGCTTACACGCCTTATACCACTCATGAAATGCTTTCGGTGATCGAGCATATTCCGACACCGAGTAACTTCTGGTTGAATCTGGTATTCAAACGTGAGCATACGTTCACGGACCAGTTCATTGATTTCGATCTGATTGATCGGGGTCGGCGTATTGCGCCCTTTGTAGCCCCTACCGCTGGCGGCAAGCCGATGAAGAGTCAGGGTTTCACGACCCGGCGCTTCTCTCCGGCCTACATCAAGCCCCTGCAGGCTGTTGATCCGAACCGGCTGATCAGTCGTATGGCTGGTGAACCGTACACCGGTACGATGAGCCTGGCCGCTCGCCGTGATGCCATTATGGCTGATATGGTGGTCGAACAGCGTGACATGATTCACCGGACTTGGGAACTGATGGCCTACAGTGCAGTTGCCAATGGCAAGGTCACGGTGGTCGGTGAGGATTATCCTGAAGTCGAAGTGGACTTTCAGCGTGATTCCGGTCACACGATTGCCCTTACCGGTGCAACCCAGTGGGACGAAACCACTTCGACCCCGCTGAAGAACATTGAAAGCTGGGCTACCTCGATTGCTCGCAAGTCGGGTTATGCACCCAATATGTGCATCATGGGTGTCGATGCTTGGGAAGTATTCCAGGCTCATGCTGATGTGCGTGACATCCTGAGTACCCAGTTGCGTAATGGTACGGCTTCGCTGAACCTGGCGATGGGTGTCATCCCTGATGATGGTGCTATCGTGCAGTTCAAGGGAACCATCGGCAACGTGAGCTATTACACCTATTCGGATATCTATGAGAACAATTCCGGTACAGCGGTGGAAATCATGGACTCGAAAGCCGTGATTCTGCTGAACCCGATGGGTGTCTAGGGTATCCGGTGCTTTGGTGCCATCATGGATGCTTAAGCGGGTTATCAGG